AATTCACCTTTCTTTTGTGCGTCCAATAAATCATTAATATAGTCGGTAATCTGTTCAATGTATTCGAATTGATTGTTGAAAAGAAAGAATCCATCATACTCGATTTCGCCTGTTTCTTCATCAACTAATTCCTCAACTTCTAATCCCATCAATTTTGCGTGTGGGAAGTCCCATTTTTGTTCGGTGATAATGAACACGGGTAAAATCCCTTTCTTTTGAGCATCTACTGCACTTTTCACCAATGCGGTTGTTTTTCCCGTATCTGAGTGACCTAAGAACATATTGATATGTCCCATAGCCGGACCCGGTAGACCTGTCGCATCTAAGAAGGCGTCACCTAAATCAAAAAACCTGTCTGATTTGAATTTCGCCTGTTTAGAGAATTTTCCCTTTATTTCCGCGAAACTTTTTTTCTTTATTGCCATATTATATTTTTAATTTAAAAAGAACCTACCCCCCGAAAAGGGCCGACGTAGTCGGATTCATGCTCCACCAGATGTTTCCATCGAAATTATAATTGTGGGGGATAGGTTCAATAGTTTTTCTTAGAATGGTAAATCGTCGTCTACCTGTGCGTTCGTCTGTGGATCTTCGTGAATAGGTGCAGTTACGTTAGATGACGAGAATTGTACATCCGACTCTTCAGAACCTGAAACGAATTTCTTCAATTCACTATTCCATTTAGGTGTGTGACCACCCGCAACTAACTCTAAGTATTCAATTGACTTCTTAGAATATACGTCACTCCATTGATCGGGGTGGTTTACCCATTCATTCAATGTTTCGGGATTAGTGTGAAGTGGAGTCGCATCATCATACATTACAGAACTGATAGTCGTATACTCACGACCATTAGGTGCTTTGTTCAATGAAAGTGAAATGATCAAATCACGACCTGTTTGTGCGTCTGTGATATCACCTTTCAATTTAAATAGAGGAAAAATCTTATCGATAGGTCCCTCGTTTTTGTAATTGTGTTTAACTCTCCAAAATTTTGGACCATCTTGTTCATTATCACGGTCAATAACTTTGACAATGAAAAATTTACGTGCCTTATAGGTACGTGCTAATGTTCTGTCACTCTCCAAACCTGTTTCCATAAGTGCTTGGTACACTTCATTTAATGGAGACTTCTCACCATCTTGTTTTGGGTCATAGATTTTCATCCATTTCCCATCAACCTGAATTTCGTGGAAATAAACTTCTTTGAATGGTGAAGTTCCGTCCGTAGTTGGGAGGATTCTGATTCTTCTCTCACCACTGTGTTGTCCTTTCGGTAATAAAGTAGTGAAATACTTTTTTAATCTCTCTTCTGAAGAGATGGAATTTGCGTTGCTGCCTGCAGCTGGGGACTTGCTCTTCTCATACTGAGCTAAGACCTGATCGATTGTTGTACTCATGTGTTATTTTTTAAATTTGTTATACTAAAGTATACGAAAAAAAAATCCAAGAGTCAACCCCTTGGATAATTATTTCATTAATTCGTTAAAAAAAATTTGAGTACCTAACTACTTGATTATTTGAGTGTTAGTAAGTATCCGAGTTTATTTATCTCAGATAACATTTCGTCTCGAATGTTCAATAGGTCGGTGTTAACCTCTTCAATGTCCATTTGTTGCAGACTATTTCTTAGAGTTGTCACCATACCATTAATGTTAATGTCTTTTAAATTCTGTAGTGTGATTGTTTTTTCATCATCACCTAATTCAAACCTCCCATGTATCCCCATACATGTTTCCACGTATTGGTCAATTAACGCATCTAACGCAGTGTATACCGCACCAAATGCCATGTGTCTCGCATACCCATTGGTTTGCCAATGTAATATTCTAAATTGTACTTGTGCTTCTAAAAGAAACTTTACATCAGTATTTAAACTCATCTTCTAAATCCGTTTGATTAAATGAATCTCTCATGTTGGTGTCCGAATAGTCCTCCACATCAGATTTGGTTATTACATATTCATTTTTACCCGATTTTTCCATCTCCAATTTTTTTTGTGAAAAGAATTCACTTGGTTTTTGATTAAAGGGGTATGAATCTAATGATCTCATCTCCAACCTTTCTTGTGGGGTTGGTTCCTTTACCTGTTCAATTTTTGCACCTAATTGATCAATTTTTAAGATTACGTTGTCCATTTGAGATAATTTACTTTCCAAATCATCCAATTTTCCAAACAATTCACCCATTTTACCTGTCATTTCTTCGGTATTCCCTTTCTGACTGTCCAAATCATTTTTAATGTTTTGTGTCATATTAACTAAGTCCGTAATGTCCATTTCTTCAACATCACCATCTTCGGGTGTGTCATTCATTGGTTCATCTGCGGGTGCCTCCATCGCAGGATCCTCCATTGCTGGATCGTCTATCGCAGGTGCATCAGGTGCGGGCGCATCTCCAACAGGTTCATCCGTACCGGCATCATCCATAGGAATATCCGATAAATCGTCGGTAGGGACCTCTTCTTGTTCCGCAATGAATCTTTTACCGTAATTGTTGATGGAGTTATATCTCATCAACTCTTCGTGGAGTTTCTTTTCTAATTTCATCTTAATCTTGTAATAATTGTCTACCGTCTTCGGTAATGAACTTTTTATTTAATCTCTCTACGATACCATCTTTACTTCTGATAACATAACACTCACCGGTGTTCATATCACAGACTTCTTGTTCCGTACCTTCAACATTCAAGTTTCTAACACTTTGGTTAGTTAAGAATTTATCTAGTGCTGAGTTATTTTTCTTTTCCATAATTTTATATGTTACTATTATAAATATCCATCTTTTCCGAATATTCCACTAGTCTATATTAAAGTAGACCACATCACCGTCTTTAAGTTTTAGATCTTTCATCATATTTGACGATAATGTTAGTCCAAAATCACTATAATTTCCGTCTTTATCTGACACCCGTCTCACACCACTATCAACCGGACCATTAACATATCGGGTTCCATTATCCGAATTCAGTTGGATATCCGAATTATTCACTTTGGTTAAATTACTTAAAGGGTTAAAGAATGTGGTTGTTGACCCAACCATTAATTTATTACTAGTTGCCAAAACTTTCATATCAAATGGTGCTGAATAGAAGTACTTACCGCTATTTTTTATTTCCGACCATTTCAATGAAGATGGTTTAACCACAACGTCTTTTAGATAATTCGGTAAGAACATTTCTGTGTCATCACCGATTGGGTTTGTTTTACCTCCCATTTCTAAAACCTTAGATCTTAACCACGTCTTTCCTTTATACTCCACCTTCTGAACCGCCAATACGTTATTAAAACCGTTATATGGTATTCCAAATTCTGTAACCCCACTCTCTTTTACCAATGTTTCACCCGGTATTGTTACACCACCTCTATCAGTCGTATATGTACCATTTGGTGTTGTTATGGTATCGTATGTGTTTACACTTTGTGAAACCTGATTATTTTTTGCTATGGCTAACTTTAAAATTTTATCATATAAAACCCTGTACGTTGCCGTAAACGAATCCGACGGATCGGGTAATGAATCTTTAGGGATTCTTACACCTTTAAATCTTGTCGCCACTTGGTTGTTTTGAATTTGATGGTTTACTTCAACAATCCAATATGCACCTTCAAATAGTGGTACATTATTAAGTTGGAAGTACATTGTTGGTTGAATCATCACATTACCCATTGCGGTGACTTCACATGTGTAAGAACGTGTTCTATAAATGTCGAACAATCCTGTATCAATTTGAGCGGTTCCCGAACCACCTTCGGATTTAGTTAGATTTTCAAGTGCTAAGTTTGATTCAAATGTATTTCTAAATTGTGATTGATCTAAAGTGATTCCCTTGAATAGTCCTTGATTCTGATCACCAAAATTAATCTCAAACGCAACCACCTTATTTGATTTAGATAACTTATCATTAGTAAAATACGAAGGATTCGTTATTAGTAGGGGGTTGTTATTTGTGTCCCCTAAATTAAACCCATCATTAAGATATTTGTATTTCTTATTAATGGATGAAACTGATAAGTGTTTAGATGTTTGACCAATATATTGTAATAACATTTTAGGTGTCGAATCTTGATAATCAACCTCCAAGAATTTACCGAATATATCTCTGGCAGCACTTTTAGATTGTCTCGTTTTAAGTCTACTATTAGAATTATTTCCATAGAAATTCACATAGGAAGGTAATGCCCTTAGATCAATATTTGACCTATTAATCACAATACCGATCGTACTATATAGATTTTGTCTCGCGTTAGATATATCACCAAGTGCAATTAACTTTTTAATGTCAATGAAGAATTTATCACCAATGTCCGCATTCGCCTTATCTAAAAACAGAAATTCCTCTAATAATAATTTTTGACCTATAGAGTTACCTGAAATCCACTTATCGTTCATTTGTTTAAATGAATTATAGGTTTCTAATTTCAATGCGGAATCGTTGTAGTTACCTACCGTACCTAAATTATTGTTGGAGTCTGAGGATCTTTCTAATTTATGAAAATTATAAAGTAACTGTGTTAAGAAATACGTTAATCTCTCTTCCGACCCCTTTGAAGTTCCGTTAATTACTATGTTAGATGATAGGTACTCAACAAAAGTTGATCTACTCGCAGGGTTACCCGCAACCCTATATCCACCGTAGATTTGTATTAATGGTCTATAATCTAAAACATTTTCTTCAGAGAGTTCAATATTACTAGTGACAAAGAACTCTTGATAATAATTGTCAATATCCTCACCTAAATAAAGGTTAATGAATTTATAATTGTCAACTAATTGGGTTGGGTTATAGATACCGTCACTTACATTAGAACTAGTACCAATGTACTTAGACAACACGGATGGTTTTAACTCTTTAGGATTACCTAACGTTAATTTTAATAAATTATTTTCTGAAAATAACTCATCACTGACCAATTCATGATTTTTCTTTTGGGCTATTCTTAGTGAACTAATCACCGAATCTATTTGACTGAAGTCACCGTAAGAATCTTCCTTTTTAACGGTCGATAGTGACTTTAAAAGTGTTTGAAATTTACTGTAAGTTGTCTTATCGTATAATTTGTATTCTGATTGACTGTTTGTCGCTTGGGTTGCAAAATCTAAAAACGCGTTCTCAAATTCATCTAAGATCATTGGGCTAAATGTTGCAATAAGGTCGATAACTTTTCT